GGTCAAGGCGCCCCGCACATCATTGATGACGGCCGGGCTCCCGCCCAGCGCCGCCCGTGCCGCGTCGTCGTAGCAGCAGATCGCTCCGTCGCTCCTCACCCACCACCATGGCTCGCCAATCTGGAACTGCGACTGCAACCCGGCCTCGACCGACATCTGAACCAGCTCGGCCGCAATCCGCCCAAGCCATTCCATGGCATCCGCATTGGCTGGGGACAGCAGTGCCGAGGGCGGATCATATGCTGTCCTCGCCGACACCCCGTCATGTGCCCGCTGTTTCCACTCGATCGGGCAAAACATGTCGAGCAGCTCGTAGCTCAGCGACCAGATGACCTCGAACCCGCGCTCCTTTGCGGCCCGGGCGAAATCGCGATGCCATTCGCGCGCCGCGACGCACATTTCCTGCGCGGGATCGACCAATCCGTCCGGCGCGATCGTCGGGTAATGGCTCATCCCGACATAGTGGTTGATCGTGCCGCGGAATCCCGCCCCCTCGACCGCCCGCACCACCCTCTCGGGGGAGAGATGGTACATGTCGTCGTAGGCGGTACAGGCGTTGAACCCATGTTCCGGAGCCCATGCATCGCCCACTGCGATCACGCTCCTCGACTTGTCGCAGCTGATGCCGCTCAGTTCGAGCCGCGCGCTGGCCGGAGCGCCGATGGGCTCCTCGCTTCCTGCCACATAAGTCGGCGGAACCAGGCTGAAGAAAATTCGGTCGATGTCCTTGGGCCAGACCGGATCCGCCTCCGCTGGCAGGACATAGCCACCGTCGAGATCGTCGAAATCGATCGTCACGACCGCGTCCGCTCCGCCGCCTTCCGCATAGTTCCACAGCCGTACGAACCAGCTCTTGGGCTGACCCGCCGCATCGCGCCCCTCGATGGTCATCGTCGGCCCATCGACTGCGTCCAGCGCCATCAGCCCGGCCGACTTCCAGCGGAAGGTCAGCCGGCAATGCGAATAGTCGCGCCGCGTTTCGCGAGCCCGGGCCGGATGAGAGTGGCGGTCCTCGCTCTCATAGATCAGCCCGACGAGGTCGCCCTTCCGCAGGAAATGTGCCTCGACCGTCAACCCGCGCCCGCTCGCATCCGTTACCGTGCTGGCCATCGCGCCGCGCGGGAAGTCGATCGTCCAATCTGCGGCCGCGAAGCGCTTGACCCAGCCCTGTTCGACCGGCGCGCCCGGGCGCGTGAACCAGATCGGCATCAGCTGTCCTTCAAGGCTGACCGAACCGCGCGCGCCAGCTGTCGCGACGATTGGCGCAGCAGCTGCGGATCGCCCGGCTGCGGGGTGGTCACCGATATCGCGACGCGCACATCGCGCGCCCCGGTCCGCGCCGTTTCGATCCGTCCCCCGCTAGAAGGCATGAACAGTTCCGGCCCACGTTCGCCGACGACATAGCCTCGCCCAGCGACGACCGGCCCGCCGTGCGCCCTGCCCGGTGCGCCGAGCAGGCTCGAGGCCGCGCCCGCAAGGATCGAGCCGATCCCCCCGCCTGGTCCAGCGCCCGGCTGGAACAGCGCGCGCAGGCTCGCCTGCGCAATCTGCGCCAGCGCCGAAAGTGCGACCCGCTTCAGATCGTCGAACCCCAGCTTGCCGCTCACCAGCGCCCGGCTCAGTGAGCTTTCGATCAGCCTTCCGGCACGGCCGACGCCCGCCGCCAGCGGCCCTTCCAGCTCTCCGCGCATCGCCGCCACGTCGCGCGCGAACATCGCGGTGTCCGCCCTGACACTGATCACCATCCGCTCGATCTGCTCGTCCATCACCCTACCTTGTCCGGAAATAGCAGCAGCAAGTTCGTCAGCTCTTCGCTCGAAACCCGGCTGGTCGTTTCGCCGCCATCGCGCAGCGACGAGGCGAGTTCAGCCGGAGTAGCCGCCCAAAAATCTTCCGGTCGCCAGCCGAGGATCCGCGCCGCCGCTCCGGATAAGGCGACGGCGCGCGCGCCGAAGAGGTTCATTGCCCCTGCAGTATCTGGCCCAGCACCAGCTTCAGTTGCGGACTAACCCGCGCCAGCCCTTGCTCGACGATCGCCTGCCCAATGCGCGCCCGGTCGATCCCCTCGGCCCTGCCCTTGCGCGACAGATGGTCGAACAGCGCCGCCATCTCTCCGATGCCGAGCCTTCCCTCTGCCGCCCGTTCGACAAGAGCGAACAGCGGGCCGAGCTCGTCCTCCGCCGCGACCAGCGCACCGAAGCTCGGCCTGATGACGATGCTCTCGCCGCCGACCTTGAGGCTGGCCTCTCCGCGATAAGGGTTGGCGCTCATAGGGCGACGACCTCGCCCGAACTTTCCAGCGCCAGTGTGTAGTTTCGTTCGCCGTTGAAATCGCCGGCATATTCGAGCCGCGAAACCAGGAACGCGCCGCGCATCTTCTCGCCGCTCTCAAAGCTCAGTTCATAGGGCGCCAGTTCCCCGTTCAGCGCCAGGCTCTTGACCTGAGTCTCCGATGCGGACCCCGTGAAAATTCCGCTCGCAGCGACGCTGACCGACCTTACGCCCGCGCCCGACAGAAGCTCGCGCCACCCGCCACTGCCCTTGTTGGTGATCGCCACGGCATCGCCGTTGATCGTCAACTGCGTGGTCTTGAGGCCCGCCACGGTCGCATAGACCACCGGGCTACCGCTCCCCAGCTTCAACAAGAACGCACTGCCGCGCTCCGCCGCCATAGATATCTCCTTGTTCGAAAACCCCCTCTCCCCTTGGGCGAGAGGGAGGGACCCATTGCGCAAACAATGGGAGGATGAGGGGTTACAAACCTAAGATTCTCGCCCGAAAATCGATCGCCGCAGCCCATGGCCCGGCGACATCCCGCACCGTCCGCCGCCGGATCAGCCGCATCGACACGAGCTGCCAGCCGTCCGAGACCGCCACTCCGCGTGCCAGCCCTTCGACCGCATCGGCCAGCTCCGCCAGCCTGACCGGCTCCTCGTCCCACAGCGTCACCGCCACCAGCAGCTCGCGCCCTTCACCGCTCTTGTGGCTCCAGTCGCTCTCACTGCCGGCATCGATCACCGCATAGGGAAAGGCCGCCCGCGCCGGCGGCCCGTCATAGATTCCCGTCAGCCGGCTCTCCGCCGCCAACGCCCCGGCCAGCGCCGCCTGCAGCGCCCCGCCCGCGCTCATCGCCCGCTCCACCAGGCAAAGCGCAGCCGAACGTCGCTCATCCAGCGCCGCATCAGGCCCATTGCCTCGATCACCAGAGAATCTCCCTCTCGCCGCAGGCGCACGTCGGGGAATTCGGCGAACGCCGCCTCCGCCCGGTCAAGCGTCGCCTCGGCCATTGCCCGCGCGCGCTCCGCCACCCGCCGCGACAACTCGTCGAACAAGGCCATCAGCGCATCTCCTCGCATCGAAGCAGGATCCGGTCGGGCAGCTTGGGATCGTCGATCCTCTGCTTGACCAGCATCGCCCGCGCTCCCCAGATCAGGCGCTGGCCGACAGCGATCCCATCGCGTCGGCGGATCGTCACCCGGTACCGCGGCATTGCCGACAGCGCCTGTGCCTCGGCTTCCGCTCCGGCGCCTTCGGCAGCGATCGCGGCAAGGCAGCGCGCAATCGGCTCCCAGCCCGCGGTCTGCAATCCCGACGCGGTGCGCAGTCCGGCGTGCCGCTCGATGATGATCCGCTCCTTGAGCGTCCCTGCAAACTCGCTCATGCCAGCCGCATCCGCCGATAGGGCCGCCACAATGCGGTCACCGCCGCCGGCGGCTCTCCGCCCGTACCGTCCCGGGTTGCGAACAGATGCGCGATCAGGCGAAGAATGCCCTGGCGCAGCGGCTCGGGAACTCCATTTTGATCGATGGACATGCCGGCTTGCCCGCGCACGCGTATTTTGTGGGCTCCGCCATTGTTGGCTCGCACCCAGCCGTCCCCTCGGCTGTCGATGTCGACCTCATACTCGTCCGCCGGGAGCAGGCACGCGTTTCCATCCGCGCCAATTGCCGCCACTTCGTCGATTGCCCGCACCGGCGTCAGGCCAAGCCGCTGCCATTGCGCTCCGGGTGGAAGCATTTCCTCGAACTGCCGCGCCACCAGCACCTGGCCGGTGAAGCTCTCGCACAGCGCGCTCGCCGTCCTCACGAGCCCGGCCAGCAGCGCCTCCTCCTCCCCTGTTTCGACCCGCGCATAGGCCTGGGCCTCGGCCATGCTGACCGCCGCTTCCGCGATATTGGTCGCAATCATCAGCGCTTCTCCACGCGGAGCACGATCGATCGGCTGTCCTCGCGTCCTTCGGCGGTGGCCACATGATTGGTCAGCCGGTAGATTCGCCCGGGGTTGCCCCCGCCGACCTCCACCGTCGACGCCAGCAGGTCGAACCGGCTGGACGCGATCGACACTCCGCCCGCCTCGGCCGGGCTCACCGTCCAGCTGCTTTCGGTAAGGACGTCGCCGGCCAGATAATCGGCGCCCCAGTCGATACGGTAATCGAGCATCGCCTCGGGATCCTTCAACAGAAGGGTCATATTGCTTCCTGCCTTTGTGAAAGTTCAGCGCCGCTCTGGCGCCAGCGTCCGGTCCGCGATCGCAGCCGAGGTCCGCTTCGGTGGCGCTTTCTTGCCGCTATCCCTAAGGTCGAGCTGCGCGATGCTCGGATCGCCGAGCGAGAAAGTGGCGAGCGTCACGCCGCCAGGCTCCCCATCGCCTTCCAGGTTCCGGGGCTACCACCGGCAACGCACATCCAGCCCATCGGAGT